GAGCCCGGCGGCCCGCCCGATAACCATGGCCAGCAATTGAAGGCCGCCCGCGAGGAATATGAGCGGGTGACCGGCAAGAAGCCGTTCAACGGCTGGGATGTCGCCGAGCTGCACAAGCGGATCGCCGATTATAAAAAAGCGAACAAATAGAAAGCTGCCGCCGTGCGCCTATTGGGGTTTCATGTGCCATTTACCGCCGACCGCCAGAAGGCGATTTCAGCGGTCACCGAAAACCGCTCCGGCTGGTTTCGGGTCTTTGAGAGCTTCGCGGGCGCATGGCAGCGCAATATCACTGTCGACCGCGATCTCGTCCTTACCTATCACGCCGTCTATGCGTGCATGACGCTGATTGCCGCCGATATCGCAAAATTGCGCATCAAGCTCGTAGAGCAGGATGAAAACGGCATCTGGACAGAGGTCAAGAACCCGGCCTTTTCGCCGGTGCTGCGCAAGCCGAACGACTTTCAGAACCGTATTCAGTTTATGGAAAATTGGGTGCTGTCGAAGCTCATTCGGGGCAATACCTATGTCCTGAAAGTGCGCGATAATCGCGGCATCGTCGTAAAGATGTATGTGCTCGATCCGAACCGCGTGACGCCGCTTGTGGCCGATACCGGCGAGGTGTTTTACCAACTGATGACCGACAATATGGCGGCGATCCAGCAGGATATCGTCGTCCCGGCGCGCGAGATCATCCACGACCGGATGAATTGCCTTTACCACCCGCTGGTCGGCACATCGCCGATTTTGGCGGCGGGCGTCGCGGCTACCCAAGGTATCCGCATCCAGAACAATTCGGCCACGTTCTTCGGCAATCAAAGCCAGCCGGGCGGCATCCTGATTGCGCCGGGCGCGATCTCCGATGAAACCGCCGCACGCCTCAAAGCCACATGGGAGGCGGGCTATACCGGCGACAATGCGGGCAAGATCGCGGTTGTCGGCGATGGCCTGGAATACAAGCCTTTGGCGATCACCGCCCATGACAGCCAATTGATCGAACAGCTCCGCTGGACCGCCGAAGTGGTTTGCTCGGTCTTTCATGTGCCGCCCTATAAGATCGGCGTCGGCGCCATGCCGACCTACAACAATATCCAGTCCTTGAACGTCGAATATTATTCGCAGTGCTTGCAAAAGCTGATCGAGGACGCCGAGCTTTGCCTCGACGAGGGGCTTGGCACCGGCGAAGGCCGGGGCACCGAATTCGATACCGAAAATCTGCTGCGCATGGACAGCGTAAGCCAGATGGAAGCGCTGGAAAAGGCGAACGGCAAGATGACGCCGAACGAGCAGCGCAAGAAGCTCGATTTGAAGCCGGTCGCTGGCGGCGACAGCCCCATGATGCAGCAGCAAAACTTTTCGCTCGCCGCCTTGGCAAAGCGCGACGCGAAATCCGATCCGTTCGCCACGGAAAAACCCGAACCGGAGGCGGCGCCGGAGCCAGCCAACGACAATGAAGCCGAGATGGAAGCCCGCGCTGCCCTGATCGAAATTTTGAAGGGATTCCGCTGATGTTCGACGGTAAGGCATTCGGCGCTGAGATCGTCGGCGTCGTCAAAGATTACCTTGAGCGGCAGCTATCGCCGGTGCTTGACCGCATCGAGGCGTTGGAGAAGCAGCTGGCGGAATTGCCGACGCCCAAGGACGGCAAGGATGCCGACCCGCTCGTCGTCGCCTCGATGGTGGCGGGCGAGATCAAGGCCGATCTCGCGAAGATGCGGGAGACGCTCGATGCCATCCAACCCGCGCCGGAATTGCCGGACGTGGCGGGCATGATCGAGCGGGCCGTGGGCGCGATCCCGGCGCCGATCAGCGCCGACGAAATCAAAGGCATGATTGAGGGCGAACTTGCCGCGCTGCCGCCCGCGCCGGAATTGCCCGACGTCTCCGGCATGATCGAGGCGGCGGTCGCCGCGATCCCGGCCCCGATCAGCCCGGAAGAAATAAAGGCGCTCGCCGCCGAGGTGATCGATGCCCAGCCCGCGCCGGAGCCGGTGGCGATCAACTATTCACCATCGCCGGAGCAAATCCGCGAATGGGCGGGAATGGTGGCCGACGTTATCGAATTGCCGGTGCCGAAGGGCATCACGCTTGAAGACGTCACGCCGATGATCGAGGAGCGGATCGCCAAGGGCTTCGCCGAATTGCCGGTGCCAAAGGACGGCAAGGACGGCAAGGATGGCGAACCCGGCAAGGATGGCGTGGGCATGGCTGGCGGCATCATCGACCGCGACGGTCATTTGAATTTCACCATGACGGACGGCACCTTGCGCGACCTCGGCAAGGTCTGCGGCAAGGATGGCGAGCCAGGCAAGCCGGGCGCCGACGGTTTCGGCTTCGAGGATATGTCCGAGGAATTGGCCGACGACGGGCGCACGCTGATCAAACGCTACATCAAGGGCGAGCGGGTCAAGGAATTCCGCCACGCCCTGTCTGTGGTGCTTTATCAAGGCATCTGGAAGGAAGGCACCGAATACCAGACCGGCGATAGCGTCACATTCAACGGCTCGCAGTTCATTGCGCGATGCCCGACGACCGCGAAGCCGGAGACCAGCAAGGATTGGCAGCTTTCCGTCAAGCGTGGCCGCGACGGCAAAGATGGGGTGATGAAGGCCGAAAAGCCGCGCGGCCCGATCAGCGTCGGGGTGCCCGCTAAAAAGGATGGTCAATAATGGTCGCGCTTGTCACGGTTGAGCGCGTCAAGAGCGCGCTGCGGATCGATACCGATCAGGACGACGAATTGCTTGAGGCCTACATTCAAGCCGCCTCGGCGGCGGTGATTGCCTACCTCAAAGCGCAGGCCACCGTCTTGCTCGATCTGGATACCGGCGGCGACATCCCATCCGGCTTTGAGGTGCCGCCATCGATCCAGACGGCGACGATCATCCTCGTCGGCCATTTCTATCGGGAGCCGGATGGCAACACCGACGAGGCATTCGAGCGGGGATACCTGCCCAAGCCGGTCACCGCTTTGCTCTATCCGTTGCGTGATCCCGCCCTCGCATGAAGCGGCCCGACTGGTTTCCTGATTGGCAGGGCGAGACGGTGGTGATCGTCGCCTCCGGGCCATCCGCCAAGGACGCCCCGCTGGAAATGGGGCTGGGCCGCGCGCGGTTCATGGCAATCAATACCTCATGGCAGCTTTGCCCATGGGCCGACATCCTTTTTGCATGCGACGTCGCATGGTGGAACAGCGCCCATGGATGCCCTGAATTCGAAGGCATGAAGATTACCATCGATAAGAACGCCGCCCGCAAATATCAGGACATCCGCCTGGTCGAATGCCGCAAGGCCGACGACCGGCTCGTCCTGAAACCGCACGGCACGGTCGGCTGGGGCGGCAATAGCGGCTTCCATTGCATCAATCTGGCGGTCCAGTTCGGATGCGCGAAAATCCTGCTGGTCGGCTACGACATGACGGTAGATCACGGCTTGCACTGGCATGGCGCGCACCCGGCGAACATGAACAATCCGAAGGCGGGCAATGTCGCGCGGTGGCGCCGGGCGGTCGATGCGGCGGCCAAGGTGATCGAGCCGCTCGGTATCCGGGTGATCAATTGCTCGGAGGTCTCGCGGCTGGAAAATTATCCGAAAATGTCGTTCGAGGAGGCAATCCTCGGATGAGCAAGGTGGTCGCCTGCGTCCTTCGATCCGGCGGCGAATATGGGCCGCAGCATGTCACCCGCTTGCGCGATCAGGTCGCCAGGCATTTGCCAGGCGTGCCATTTCATTGCCTGTCCGATATCGATGTGCCCGGCGTCCATACGATCCCGCTGCGTCACGATTGGCCGGGCTGGTGGGCAAAGATGGAGCTTTTCGACCCGGCGCATTCCGCCGACTGGCTTTATCTCGATCTCGACAGCGCGATTGTCGGCAGCTTGGCGGTTCTGGCCGCCATCAGGGCCCCGGCGATCATGCGCGATATCTACCGCCCCGCCGGGTGGCAAAGCAGCGTCATGTCTATCCCGCAGGCGATCAAGGCGCCGATCTGGAACGCTTTCACGGCGGCGCCCGAAAAGCATATGCGCGAATTCGCGCTGGGCGGCGATCAAGCCTTCATCGAGGCGCACGGCGCCGACGCTGGATGGCGGTTGTGGCAGGAAATCTGCCCCGGTCAATTGTGCTCATACAAGGCCGATGTGCGGCGCCTTGGGATAGTCCCCGCCGGGACAAGCGTGGTGGTATTCCACGGCAAGCCCCGGCCATGGCAGGTAGGGTGGTAAATGGAAATCGAAGATATCCGGCGGATTGAATTCAGGCCGGGCGACCGGCTCGTCTTGCGCGTGGCCGGGCGCATCTCCATGGATGCGTGCGCGCACATCAAAGCCACCATGGAGGGGTTTGCGCCGGGCGTGCCGGTGCTGATCCTTGATGATGGCATGTCGCTGGATGTGCTTTCGGAGGTCGCCGAATGAGCAAGCCGTTCGAACAGCGCGGAAAGGCAATCATCCGGCGCCTGCCGCCGAACGCGCGGGTGGCCGAGGTCGGCGTGCTGGTTGGCGCTTTGTCCGAATATCTGCTGCGGCAGCGAAAGGACATCACGCTTTATATGGTCGATAGCTGGCAAACGGCTGACAAGCAGCCGGATCATTACCGCGCGACCGGCGACGCCCACGCCAACCATTTCGATCCGGCCCGCGTAAAGCGCCATCGCGCCGAGGCCGAGAACCGCGCCCGGCACTTTCCCGGTCGCGCCCGCATCATGGCGATGACGTCAATTGAGGCCGCCGCGCAATTCCCCGACGCCGCGCTCGATCACGTCTTCGTCGATGCCGATCACAGCTATATCGGCGTCAAAAGCGATCTGAAAGCGTGGCTTCCAAAGATCAGGCCGGGCGGCTGGATCGGCGGCCACGATTACAACAACCCGGACCCGGCGTTCAAATTCGAGGTCGCCAGGGCCGTGGATGAATGGGCCGAGGCGACCGGGCGCAAGATTGAGACCGACGCCAATTTTACGTGGTTCGCGAGGGTCTAATGGCAAAGCGCAGCGCCGGGCAGCTTTACGAATATGTCGCCTTCGACGAGCGGCAAGCGGCAAGCGACGGCTATGGCAACAATACCGGCGGGTTCGCCCAAGTGATCGCCTGCCGCGCCGGATTTACCTATCTCCGGGGCTCTGAGGCGGTGATCGCATCCCGGCTTGAAGGCAAGCAGCCAATCGTCGTCCGGGTCCGGGCGACGCCGGAGACGCGGCAGATCGAGCCTGATTGGCGGATGCGGAATTTGCGAAAAGGCACGTGGGCCGACAGTGACGAGACGGAATGGACCGGGCCGATCTATGCGGTGCGATCCACCGCCGAATCGGAGGACCGCGCGTGGATCGACGTCATGGTCGAAGGCGGCGTAGCGGCATAAAGGGAGCAAAACAGGATGGCGTGGGTCAGATTTACGCGCGACTTCGATTGGAAGCCGACGAGGCAAACCACCATTGCTTACAAGAAGGGCAGCACCCTGATCGTCAAGGCGGCTTGCGCCGAGGCGGCGATCAGCAAGGGCGCCGCGATCCGGGTAAAGAAAGCCAGCCGCCACGCCGAGCCGGTCCCCGTCGAGGAGCCCGGCGCCGAATAATGGCCAAACTCTTTGGCCTTGCCCGGCTTGATCGAAAGCTCAAGCGCCTGCCCGAACTGGCAAAAGCCGAAATCAAAGCGGCCATGGAAACCGCCGCCGAGGAAATAACCGCCACCATGAGGCGATTGGTCCCGATCAGCCCCGGCGGCGGCGATTTGCATGACAGCATCGGCTGGACATGGGGCAAGGCGCCGAAGGGCGCGGGCCTGGTCGCCTCCGTCAAGTCGCGCCTCGCCGGTGATTTGACCATCACGATCTACGCGGGCAACGCGAAGGCATTTTATGCCCGATGGCAGGAATTCGGCACGGTCAATCAACCGGCGCAGCCGTTCTTTTTCGTCGCCTATCGCGCCAACCGGAAATCAGCCAAGCGCCGCATTAACGGCGCGATCCGCAAGGCCGCTAAGAAGGTCGCCGCCTCATGACATCGCCCACCCTCGAATTGCAGGGGCGCATCATCCAGCGCCTCAAGGCCGATACCGCGACCGCCGCAATTGTTGGCGCCCGCGTCTATGACAGCGTGCCGCAAGCGGCGGCCTTTCCCTATGCCGCGCTCGGCCCCAGCGACGAGACCAGCGACGACGCCGATTGCATTACCGGGTTCGACATTGCCTTTCAGATTGACTGCTATTCGCGCGCGGTCGGCTTCCCGCAGGTTCGGCAATTGGCCGACGCCGTGCGCGAGGCGATCCACGGCTATGAATTCGATCTGACCACCAATGCGCTTGTCTATTTCGAGCACCGACAGACGCGGTTTTTCCGCGATCCTGATGGGCTGACATCGCATGCCGCCATGACATTCGCCGCGTTCGTCGAGGCGCCGTAACCGCCCAACCCCGCATCAACCGAAATCCACCGATCCCCGCCAGCCGATGACGGGGTGCTTCCCGCTGTTGCCACGAAAGGAAAAATCAAATGGCACCTCCAACCACTGCCCGCTTCGGCAAATTCCGGGTTCTCCTCGGCGACGGCGATAGCCCGGAAGTATTTGCCGCGCCTTGCGGCTTCACCTCGAAGTCGCTTGTCCTCTCCAAGAACCTGACCGACGTCAATCTGCCTGATTGCGACGATCCCGACGCCCCGGCTTGGGTGGGCCGCGATGTCGAAAGCCTCACCGCCTCGATCACCGGCGAGGGCGTCATGGCGGCGGAATCCGCCCCGGACTGGATGGCGGCCTATGAAAGCGTCGACTCGATCAGCGTGAAGGTCGAGATCGAGTTCCCGCTGGTGACCTACGTCTATACCGGCAAAATGCACATCGCCACGATGACGCTGGGCGCCGAGCAAGGTGGCCGCGTGACCAACAACGTCGAAATGCAAAGCGATGGCGAACTCGTGCGGAGCCAAGAAACCACATGAGCCGCGACGCCTCGATCACCCTCGCTTGGGCAGACGGAGATTACCATTTCCGTCTGGCTTGGGGCGAACTCAAGCTGTTGCAAGAGGCGACGAATGCCGGGCCGCCCATCGTCCTCAAACGGCTGGAAAA